GTGTTAGTCAAGCTAACATGACACTTTCGCGCCACATTAAACTATGCTAACTTCCTATACGGCGAATACAATCGGCCAGCAGACCTGGATCAACGAATCTGAGTACTATGGCTCTTCTATAAGAGCTACTGGTACCAATAACGTTGAGGTCGGGTCTCGCAGGTTGAACGTTATTAACCCGGGAGAAGTGCATGGGAACTTTACGAGTCCTAATGCACATAGCTTTACTAGAAGAAATTCTAGGGTTCTTAGTTCCCGCTGGCAACACTCACGTGTTGTCAGCGGCGCTAAGTTTACTGAGAAACTCCTCGGTGGCTCACTGTCTTTTGCAGAAATGTATGAGGACGGTGCGTTACTTGGCACTCAGTACGCGCGCACGGACGACCGCGTTCTCGAGAAGATCTTTGATGATCTTCGAGGGAACAGCGAGATAATCATCGATGCACTCGAGGGTCACCAGACTCTCAAAATGCTACGTGGTATTATCTCCTTCCGTGACACTTTTGGTAGGTTCTCCAAAAGTGTTATCAGATCATTCTGGTCGAAGAGGCCTGGCCAGCGGGGCAACCCGCATCTCGGTCAGGTCCTACTCGACGAAATGACTGGTAGGTGGTTGGAGTACAGGTACGGCTGGACGCCGCTCCTGAACTCCATTTACGACGCGGCAGAGACTGCTTTCCGACCCGGAAGGCCGAAACTGCTGTACTTGAAGAAACGTTCCTCAGCCTCGACTGGGGTAAGCGAAACGCTTTCCGGTTCTGGTTCTTTCGAAGACCCTTATGTAAAAGTAAGTGGTAGTCGGAATTCGAGGACGGAGATGGGAATCCACTTTGTCTTCCCGGATACTTCCGTGAAGATTCAAGACTGGACCAGCTTAAACCCGCTGAGCATTGCGTGGCAACTAATGCCACTTAGCTTCGTGGGCGACTGGTTCTTTAATATTTCGCAGTATATGCGGAATCTTGAAGGGACAGCCCTCTTTTCATCGAACTTTGACGGTGGGTACATCACTAGGAGCAGTCGTGAAGACTTGCAGTACCGACGTGATGGCGAGACCTCAAGGCCCTGGACTTACCTACCAGGGACAATCGGTGATGACGGTAATGGCTACTACTCCGATGGACAAGATTCGTCTATCCACGAAGTGAACCAAGTAGTCAGAACGACCAAGGATCGTCAAATCCTTAGCAGCTTACCCTGGCCAGCAGGGATTCGCCTACAGGTGAGTCTCAACGCTAAAAGGGCAACCGACGCGGCGGCGCTCGTCCACAACCTTGTGGCCAAACGCAGTCGCGGCTTCATGTAACCTTCGCGTGAAATACACGCAGTAAGAGGACTTATGCCTCAAATCACTACCGTTGTGATCAACAACGGGGCCGGTACTCCGGTCGCTTACACATTCTCTCCAATCGGAAAGGACGAGAAGGGTGTCTTTTGGTGGGAACAAACCACCCCGACCCCTTCGAGCGTTTTGGGAGCCTACAAGCTCTCTTATCGTCAGACGCGTTCGATGAATACTGGGAGCAATCCCGGTATCTCGAAGGCGATCTACGCGCTGAGCCTCCCGACCCTGGAAACCATCGGAACTTCGGATAGCGGCTTGCCGCCGCCCCCGACCGTGGCTTACCAGGAGAAGGTCCGCATCGAGTTCGATGTCGCCGAGCGTTCCACCGCGAACGAACGTCGTGACATTCGTGCATTTGCGAGTAACCTGTTGGCCTCGGCCATGGTGATCGCGAACCTCGATACCTTGCAGCCGTCGTACTCCTAAGGATGTATGATGGACAACCATGTATCAAAACTAGTGGTTGACGTCGACATTGCGAAAACCGCGATGTTGATTCTCTGCAAGTCTGTGGATTCCGCTACTGCCCGGGAAATCCCCGGAAAGGTGATGTTTGGATCGTCCTTAAAGATCCAGATAGATCCCTCGCAGTATACGACCTCACGAGCCTTCGCTCTTGATTATGCTTTGTCTAAGTACCTTTCGAAATATAAAGGTGCCGCTGATCAGGCAGCATTGACGGTTAAGGCTTATGCCGGTTTTCGAGAAACCGAGTTGGCAGTCCGAGACACAAACCTGCGTCTCACAAGGTCTCCGTGTAAAAACGGCGTCGATGGCGTGATCCTTCACGCTAGGCGTAAAATTAGATCTATATTGGGTTGCAGGTGCCGCGCAAGCGGTCCGTGTTCTTGTGAATTCCCTTTCGAGGAGTTCGCCAAGGGTTGTGATTGGGGCAAGGGTGCAACTTCGTCTTTATTGGCGAAGGATGCGACTCTTGATAAAAAGATTCTCGAACCTTTCCTTAGCGTTACGCCTGAGGCCCTTCCGCTCGCTAAAGCATACTTACGTTACGACGTGAATATGTTTCAAGCGCGCTTAGGACGCGAGTCCGAAATTGTTGGTCCTTATTGCGTGTCCGATCACGAGTTTAGCATCGTCCCCGGCGGCCGTATCAGTACGGCCGATAAGGACAGCGAGACTCGCCGAACTATTGACATCCAACCGACGATGAACCTATTCCTCCAAAAAGGTCTGGGTGCGTTGATCAGAAGGTGTTTAAAACGCGTTGGTATCAACCTAGACGACCAGTCTAGGAATCAGAAGCTTGCTGGACGCGCCCAACAGGACGCTCTCGCTACGCTCGATCTGGCGAAAGCCAGTGATACTGTCTGTTATGCGTTGGTGCGGGAGCTATTGCCTCCGCATTGGTTTGAGATCCTCGATATGCTGCGAACCAAGTTCGTATGCATGGATGGGGGCGAATGGCTTAGACTAGAGAAGTTCTCCTCAATGGGGAATGGATTTACGTTCGAGCTTGAGACCCTGATCTTTTATGCCCTTAGTTGGGCGGTCGTTCGGATCGAGGACTGTAACAACGACGGTGAGATCGCCGTATACGGCGATGACATTATCGTACCACAGTCGTCAGCTCGTCGGGTAGCCGCGGTGCTTGAAGAAGTTGGATTTGAGGTAAATGAAACCAAAAGTTTCTACTCGGGCCGCTTCTTCGAAAGCTGCGGGAAACACTACTTTGACGGGGTTGATGTTACACCTCCTTACCAAAAGGAGGTTGTGTGCGACCTTTCTAGTTCTGTGCGTGCTGCTAATCGGTTATTCCGATGGGCATATCGCGTGGGAAAAGGATGGTTTCTCGATCGTGTCGCAGTCGAAGCATGGAGCTTCTATGTCAATCAGGCTGAGTCTTACTTTGAGGCTCAATCCGGAAGGGCCCGGCATCCAGCCAAACCCTGCGCTGAAGGAGTTAGCACCTCCAGACGCATTGACATGTCACCACGACTCCCTCTACAGCCTTGGTGGCTTGAGGGAGATGGCGCATTGCTCGTCAATTTCGAACCGCAATGGTCGATACACGGGACTGCACATTTGTGGATGATCAAGGACTCACCTGGGAAGGTGAGAGCTGATCATGACGCCTTACTCGCGCACTCCCTTCGAAAAGGGTGCGTGGTAGATACGCCGTACAAGGGCATGCTGTCCCTACGCGGTGTTTCGAAACAGACGATAGTGCTGCAGAAGGTTAGCAGACACTACGGATCGGTTCCGAAATGGTACTAGATCGGGTTAACTCTCGATAAAGGAACTTTCGGTTAGAGGGGCCCCTATTGGGGTATAA